TTATGGACCCGGCGAGAATCGAACTCGCGTCTCCAGCTTGCGGAGCTGGCGTTCTCCCGCTGAACCACGGACCCTAATGGAGATGGAGGGAATCGAACCCTCGACTCGACAATGCCATTGTCGTGTGATCCCTCTTCACCACACCCCCTCGCTGGTTGGCTCGTGAGGGTTCGAACCTCAATACGCAGATCCAGAGTCTGCGGTCCTACCGATTAGACGACGAGCCAGTTTGATGGGCCGGGGGAGAATCGAACTCCCGTGGCACGGTCTTCAGCCGTGTGCTCGACCACTGAGCTACCGACCCAAAACAAAAATATAATGAGTTTTAAGAGGTGTTTATGATCGCTACTGCAACCTATCCGACTACTGTTCAGAGACTTCCGATAATTAACGGATTTGTCTCTATACCAGACGGGCAGATTTTATACCCAACTAAGCTAACGTCGAGCCAGGTCATAAGTCTCATACCTGGTTCTAAAGTGGTGAAAATTGGTATTCATAAGGACGACGCGGATTGCGTCGAGCTACCAGCTTATCAGGTTTCTCCGCCTGAAGATTGGTATGCGATATTAAGAGCGGCTGCTAAATAACTATGGAATGCGTATAAGCTTTATTTTGTTCTTAGATAAAACTTTATTGATTTTATTGTCACTCCATATTGGAATGCCAATCATTTTTCCATCGACATCGTGCCATCTATAGTAAAATTCAAGCCAACTTAGGAATCCCTTGCTATTGTCGTTATCTTTAATTGATGGGTCTTCAAAGTAAATTCGGCACTTATCATATCCTGTTGCCACAACATAGTGGCCATCATCGTCTTTAGAGTAATCTTTGTCGTCATGGCCCCAAGCGACTATTCCAACTATAACTGGTATTTTCTTATTTAGGAATTTTTTAATACCATTAATATTCCAATTTTGGAATATTTTGGATTTTAGACCAAACTTTGCGGCTGCTGACGTTATCATTTCTGGGTCAATACCTTCGTGCGATATTTTGGCCAACTCATTAACTTTGTGCTCCGGAATGTCAATACCATAATATCGCATGATAGATCTAAGGCAAGCACCACCGCAACTATTGCTCGTTGTTTGGTGCGATTTTGGTAGCATCATTATGCTTGAGTCATTCAAGTCAGTGCTTAGATGCGCAACGATCGCATTAATTAGATCTTCGTGCGCAGCCATTCTAGATTCTAATTTATCATCATCTTTTGCTGGTGTTTCCAATATAAGCGTTGGATTTATCTTACCAATATAGTCGTCATATGATCCATCGTGGGAGTTCCAAACTATTCCGCCCTTTATGTCGTACACTGCTTTGCCAGGGTTAGTGTCCTTGTAGTGCCCATCAGGTCTTTGCTGGAAATGTCGTAGAGCCGTTAATCTAGCTATCTCAGCCAAATCACTGGCTGGTGAACGATCTTCTCTATCTTCACTCGCATTGGTATAAACGTAGAATTCATCGCCTACATCTGTATTTTCGTGCAAGTCCAACATACCGTTTTTTGATAGTTCTTTGATTAACTTGTCGTTTTTTAGTAATATTTTACAATTTTCTGATGGGTCTGATTTGTCACCATCATATACTTGGTTGGTTGACTTGTTGCTCTTACCATATCTTGTAGCGTTGATAAATCCGTATGGGTTGATTGTTGGAATAATAGAAAAGTTAATGTGTTTTAATGTATTATTCGGCGCACGTTTTAAAAATCTAACTGCACCAAGAACAGCTGCTGGCTCTTCTCCGTGGAACCCAGCTATGACCATTAAATTGTTTAAACCATTTATTGATTTGACCGGCTTCGCCAGCATTATAGGAAGGCCATCGACGTTTCCAATATTTAGCGTTTCAAGACCCAATCTTGTTGCTTCTCTGCCAAAATCTGCCAACAATCTATCATAATTACGATATTTAACTGATATATTTGGGTCTTCAGTTATTAGCCTGGCTATTTGATTTATTTTCACGAGTCTCACAAGTCATTATTCTTTGAATCTATGTTTTATTAGACTTTTCACCTTCTCGCGGATTTGTGTGGAGGCGTTGCTAAGAAGAGCATCTAATCTACTTTGCCTATCTTCATAACCGTTTTTAATCCATTCTCCATATTTATTGGCCAATGCTTGTATAGCACCGTCTTCACTTAATATTGTTAGTTTCATTTTCTTTAATCTCTGCATTTATAATACGTTTGATTTTTAGCGGGGCTAAGGGGTTACGATCCCCTACTACGAACTCGACAGGCTCGCGTGCTACCACTACACTATAGCCCCGAAAGGGCCGGATAGCCCGGCCCTTGGTCTTCATACGCTGATGGCCTACGGCACTCATGCCGTGTTTGGCCGTGGGCAAACTGTCAAAGAACCCGTTCAAGAGCTGGTGGACCTGACCGGGGTCGAACCGGCGACCTCTGGCTTGCAAAGCCAGCGCTCTCCCAATTGAGCTACAGGCCCAGCGGGCTGCCGAGGTGTCGATCCTCGCTAGACTCGGTTTGGAGCCGAATCTGCTCCCCGGAGCGCAGCCCTTTAACCTGGTGCGGCTGGCGGGAATCGGACCCACATCACAAGGTTGGAAACCTCGCATTCTACCACTGAACTACAGCCGCATTGTCTGTAAAACGCCAGGACCCCTTGAAGCCTTTCAGCCGCAAGGGGTCCTGTTTTCTTTCTACCAGATTCCCAGGATTCCCTTACGGCCCCGATCCCCTCGGGCTGGTAAGCTGGTTGTAATGCTTACCAGCCAATGGGGACATGGCGTCGAAGCGCACGCACGAGGGCGTTGCTTCTTGCCATGTTTTTCTAATTGACCGTAAGGATCGCATTTGAAGCCTCAGTCGTTTATCTATCTTTGCGTAAAATACGTCTGGCTGCTTTTTAAATACATCTCTCGTTTACGTCGTTATTATATACGCTCGAAGCCTTTCTGTCAAGTATTTGTTGTGGCAAATTTAAATAAAGATTGTAGAGGATAATATGAAGCTATCAATCTTATATGAGTGTACAATCTTAAATGGGGTTATAACAGAAGATATAGTTACCAATTATTACGCCCCACACATTAGACGATCAAGAGGAAAACGCCCAACTGACGCAACTAATTATCAAGCAACACAATATATATGCGACATCTGTGCTAGAGAGATGGCAGGAAATCAAAAGCTTACCTCTCAGCAGAGGGGAAATATCGATAGTATGTGCGCCATTTCCGGTATTGATGTACCATCTCATTTAAAGGAAAAACATGACATAAACATGGCCCCACTGCCAGCGCTTGTGAGTGTGGTTCCCTCACCAGCTGAAGTTGGCCAGGAAACTACTAAAACTGGACCAGTCCTATCATGCAAAGCGCCGACAGTTATTGATGGCAAGCCAGGATTGTGTGGCGATCCAGAGATTAAATATTATTGTTCTAAGTGTGGAATGGACATACCACCAAGCGACTTAGACTGGAATCATTATGTAAGGGAATATATTGATGATCTAACCCATAGAAATCTGCCGCTCAATATTGCGCAGAATTTAGCTGCTAAACTGCTTAAGCCTGGTATCTTATGCAAAGAACATCACGACCAGAAGTATCATCTGGGACCACCGCCGAAGGGTAGAGGCAAATTTGGGATGCGCGGCCCCAAAGAAATATTTTAGTCTTCTGGTGTGAATCTCCCATACTCTATGGCGTCGGCTATTAATTCGAATGATTTTGGATCATGATAATTAATATGCGTTAATATTGTTCCATGTATTATTTGATTGTGAATTTGGTAATCAACTCTAGCAATTATCACTTTATCGTCTGGAACAGCATCGCTATCATATGTGCCGCTTAAGAATAATGATAATATATATTGATCGGAAATATATACCCTAATAAAATCACAGATTGATTCTGATGGGAAATATCCAGAAACATATGATGACTTAATTCCTCGGGTTAATAAATAATCTGCTAAGAGAGATATCGCAGAACATTGCGTGTGCTCGGTTGTCTCAGCATTCATTTGTTAGACGACCAACTAGCTTCTTCCACTTGCTTCATAATACTTGACTCTAAATTCTCAATTGTAATGTCGGTTGACTTATCCCACGATTGGTTAAATAGGTATTCGATTACTTTGCAATGTTTGTCATCTATATTGAAGGTTACGTCAACCCAGTTGCTATCTGAAAGGTTTCTACCACCAATGACTCCTTTCATGATACCATCTTTCTTGAACAAGTAGCATTTCAAATGAAAATCACCAGTATATTTCCATTGATATTTCGGCCATTTTAGCGCATGCTTGGACAGCCTTGTAGCCGACTTATACTGCTTTGCTATGCAGTCTTCGCAACCAGCCTTACACAACGATAACGGTGGCGTTCCGACAATTATTCTGACCCTCTTGCAGTCGCATAGCATATCTAGGATTTCGTGAGCGTCGCTATGATATTTTTCTCCCCACGAGTGCGCATCTTCCCCGTCGTGAAGGATTCCAGCATATATATTGTATGTTGCTATCATTACTTCATCTGGTTTTTCTATGATTAGTTTCTTTAGATATTGATTGTGATCTTTTTGTGTGATGAACATAAGCACCTCCGCCAATAAAATACCCAATCCTTCGAGTCGTTCAAATATAAACTGAAGTCATAGGAGATATAGTATGCCTCTAGTTCATTACTCCACCGATCGTCTAGCCCAGGGTGTCAATTCTGGGCAGCCGACGAAGCATGTTCAGTTTAAGATTTACTCGCGTGTTGTTCCATCGCATATAGATGGCTCTAGGGGCGTTTATATGCGCGATGGAGAAAGAGTTGCTGCTTTTATCGAGCGCGATCTTGAAACCGCTGGTTTCAATATTGCTAAACCCACAGCTTTTACTGTGCAGGTTGGGCAATCACCAGCTAGGGTAACCGTATATGGGTTCTTAGAAGTTGATAGGCTGCAGAGTCCAAATGTCAATCCTACCACATATCCACACATCATTCATAGCGGAACATATCCGGGGGAACCAACGGCAGTAAGATCTGGTCCCACTGGTGGGTCAACGAGCTGGGGGCAGGATGTGCTCGATAAGATAGACAGAGAAGTCTATTGGTTGAAGACGCATCTTGAAGCTGCAAGCTCATGGCTAAATGAAATCTTTTTCATAGAATATGATGGTGTTAAATATGGCGCCATATTCAAGAGAAGGTTCAGATCATTCCCGACTAAATAAAGGATAGTTGTGGACCCAAGAGATATAGCTAGATTGATTACCGAAGACCCGGATGTGCTAGCAGAAGCTGCATGCCCATCATGTGGAAACAAAAGAGCGTATATTGGGTTCTCTAACGTTGAGTGCCCAAATAGCGAATGCAAGTTTTATTCTGAAAAGCAGGCTAAAGAATCAGCAGAATATGGCCCATGGCAATTGAAGATCTCGGTTCCAGCTATGCTGAAGAGCATTGAGGTGTACTATTTTGAGGTTATAGGATGGGATTTAGTAAAGCGACATGAGCTTAAGAAGCGTGGTACGCTTCTGACATGGTCTGAATTTGGTACAATAACAGGCGAAAATTATTTTGGATTTGAAGTTGGATTTGATAATAAAGAAGCGGCTGATAAAGTTCATAATGATCTAAAGTCCAAATATGGCTCTGATGCCACGGTGGTTGTTGATCGATTAAACGTCGATTATGAAGATGTTTATAATGATAGTAACGTGGACAAGCAATTTCAATATAAATACCATATGAATGTGATTTAGTAAATTGAGGTTACTGTGGCGATATTATCACCAAATCAGTTGCCAATAGTTCTTAAGGTTGACAGCAACCCGCTCAAGTTCCATGTGCTGTCGCAACTAGGACACCCAACGATCCTAGTCGAAATTGGCGAAGCGCAAATGGAACAAGTGCTGAGATCGACCGGTGATTTTATTATTAGATATGCACCCCTCGAAGAGCGTTTTGCGTTCTTCAACACGATTCCTCTTCAGAGTGAATATCCAGTACCTCCCGATGCTTATTGGATAAGATCAGTGTCTTGGGACCCCTCGACAACTAGGATTGATGAAATATTTAGTGCGGAAAGTTTCTTGTTTAATATTGGCAATATTTCTGGAATTCAGAATTTACTAGTTGACTATCACCTCCTTCTTTCTTATAGGAAGTTCTCACAACGCATATTGGGAACAGAGGGTCAGTGGGACTACAGAAAAAAGACTGGCGAACTTGGTGGCGATACAATAAGGTTGTATCCAGCCCCGAAGAGCACATACCCAGTGATTATTGAATATGTGCCATCTGTTGACGAATTTAGGTCGCCTCAGGCTAGAGAAATTACTTACAGGGCAGTCTTGGCTCAAATAAAGATTGCTCTTGGTAATACCCGCAGGAAATTTGGTGGTATTCCGGCTCCGGATGGCGGAACGATTAACTTCGATGGCGAGGCCATGGCCAAGGAGGGCCAGGAAGAATATGAGAAAGTCGTAGAATTCGCGATAAATCAGGGAGAGCCACTCGGAATTGAACTGTGGTGAGCCACGCAGACTCAGTTGTCAATCACCATTAAAAACAAACTGAGAGTGTTAAGGGGCAATAAGCTTATTGTCCCAGGATGTGAGCCCATATCGTCATTCACATCGCCAACCTTGGCCGCCAATATGCAATTCAACTCCTCGATTGTTGATCTAGCCGATGCTCTTGATGCCATTCCTGGTTCAACCATAGAGTTTCAAACTAACCCAAGGGAAGTATATTTCGTGCTTCCAAGCGGCCCACCACCAGACCCAAGTATCTGCGATGACCCGTGCGTGTTGTGGGTGCCAGATTGGTATCAGGTTTTACGAAATATAGCCAAAGCCCCAACGCCATCAGAGGAAGAGGGGAAAGAAAAATCACTTGAAGAATTATGTAGAGGAATCCCCCTAAAAGGAATCTTCTAATGAATAATGCGGAAAAAGAATTGCTGTTTGAAGTTCAAAAGAGATTCGGTTCCCTAATGACCGAAGATGTAGATGACTATACCGTCATGTTCATTGAGCCTAGAGTACCGGAAGACAAGGATAATAGAGAGAGTGAGACTTTCATCAACGTTTATGGTCTAGATAAGGCTACGGTCAGAGGTGAAGAACCAAGGCGCGACTGCAAATTGTGTGGTGGTAGTGGGAAAGTTACGATCGGATTGGCTTTAAAAGATAGGATTGAAGAATTAGAAAAAGATCTGCAATTCCAACGACAAGTTTTAGCATTGGGAGCTGGGGGTGGTGATAAAAAGGCAACACTATCTAAAGAGAGAAAATCAGAGACTGCCGAAGAAGATATTGGATATGTCAAAGGAATACTTAAAAAGCATATCGACGATGGCACGGCAGATAAACTGGTGATGTGCCCCGCCACCGGTAAAAAATCGTGCAAAGGATGGAATTGGGCTGATATCGAAATATACAAAGATACTCGGCCAGCTGGAAGTGGCAAATACAACCAACGCATTGCCAAGCAAGCGCCATCTCCATGGGAACTGATTGTAACGTGGATATGGAATATTCTAGAACCATTTAATCCACAGCATGGTGCTAGGACACCTCTTGGTGCGGGCTTTAGGGATAAAAATGACAAGTTTGGAATCGATGTTGCTAGAGCCGCCCGCGAGCGGGACGCGCTTGCGAAGAAGGTCGCCTCCCCCACTCCCGCAGCGCCCGTGCCAACGCCTGCTAAATCCGAAGACGAAGATGCGGAGACGAATGATATTAGAAGACATATAGTCATTTCTGTTGAATCACTTGGTAAAACAAATAGGGAGGTTTTTGAAAAATTACGCAAGATAATCGATAAAAACAAGCAATCACTTCCTTACTTCAAGATAGATGCATGGCCACCTCTTGGTATTGAAGATAGAGAAGAAATTCAATGGTCAAGAATTGAAAATATATCGCCGCAACAAGAGATAAATCATAATAAATTTAGAAGATGGGTCGATAGCAACAGATCGTTTTATGTTACTGGTCGCGTCGAAGACAAGAGATACGGTGAGCATTTAGGTCTTCCCAAGTTTGAGATTTCATATCCGATCGCACACGCCGATCCACGCGATATAGATGATGTTACCGACAAACTAACTGGCACTCCAGACATTAAAGCTCTGCTTGGCGCGCTCGAGATAGACAATGTTCAGGACATTGCGCCATGGTGGTTTACTGAACAAGGTGAGTGGACAGGCCCTGTTGATCCAAGATATATTAAATGGTTTGTTAAGACACATTATCCAGAGGGTCTACCACAAGGAATGAAGGTTGGCGATCTCTTGGCCAAAGCTGAAGAAGAATATGGTAGCGAATCCAAACTTGCATCTAAAATGAAAACTACTATGCCGCCGCTGGAGAACAAACCACAAGAGTGGTCTGACATCATTGGGCACGTAAAGGGATTTTCTGCTGTTAAAAGGAAAGAGAGATCAGAGAAAGCCTCAGCTAAGTATAAAGAGTCTCCTGAATACATTGCTAAAATTAAGGGAAGAGAAGATATAGCGAGGAAGGCTAAGGAAGAAGAGAAATATTTGATGCGATATCCTGGGTCTAAATATCCATATTGGGACGAGACAATAAAGTCATATGCTGATGCGGTTGGTGTTGACGAGTCAACTGCCGAATTGGCGGTTCAGAAATATATGGACAGTCTTGGTAGATTTAAGGTGCCGTTTAATTTCGATAGATTGGATTCCAAAGATGCCGTAGCGGCATTAGACATTTTGGACAGCCTTGATCCAGAAGACATAATAAATTTATCTGAGTGTATACACCAATTTGTTAGCTCGATGCTATGTGAAGATAAGTTTGGATATAATGAAGTGATTGATCATATTGCGGCCTCTATTGTTGCTGATTTGGGATCGACGGACGCCAAAAGGGCATATCATAGTATCAAAATGATTAAGAACAATACGACTGAATCGTCTAGTAATCGCGACATTATGAAAGCCGATGAGTTTTTTGATCTCCTGCTATGTGAATCTGCTCCGATAACGAAGATTTTGCGTGTTGTGCCAGTTAGCGAGTCGATAGACATATTCAATCCAAAATCATATAGTTGCTGGTCAGCAATTTTGCTTAATGATAACTCGGCCTTAAGTGGCTATAGCCCAACAATAAAAATGAACATGCTTAAAATTAGGAAGACGTTTAATGAGCGCATGAATTCAGTATCACCAACCGTAATAGAGCACCTTCAAAAGATGATGACGTCAGGTGAAGACAAACAGGTTGTTGCCGAATCAATTTCAATCATATGGGATGCTATAATTAGTGGTAGGCCCGTGTTGCGAGACAAATACGACGAAATTATTGAACTTGCCACAAAGTGTGGTGCTGCAGGACTGTTTGATGCCAATATATAACTTTAATCCAAGGAATGTCCAAGTATCTAGTGCTGGCGCAGTGCCAGACATGAGAAGCGATATTGAAAAAGAGTTTTCTCAATTATCGTTGTTCAATCATGATAAACCAGATCTTGGATATGCTGAGACAATGGCCGAGGAGTTAATCAATCTTAGTGGAGCTTGGGTTACGGTCTTCAAGAAGATACCAAAAGGAGATAATGAGGACAAAGAAGTCTGGGATGAAGATGCTGATCCATTGTACACAAGCGGATCAGATATTAAAGCCTATATTAAAGTAGATACTGTTTCTTATGAATATACTAGGTGGGGAATTGATAATCCACTAAAATTAAAGATCATCTTTAGTAGAGCTGCCATTCTGAGGAAATTTGCCGATAAATTAATTGTACTTGGCGATGTTATTAGGGTTCCTTATGGCGCAGCATTCTCAATGCTTGCTCAAGAACCAAGGCAATTCTTTTTCAGAGTCCTAAATGCTTATGATTCTGGGAATTTCATGTACAGATGGTTGTATTACACTGCGATGACCGAATTGCTCACTGGCGATAAGGCCATCAAAATCAGGCACGAATGATGCCAAAGGACATGAGTGCTGAAGATGTTATGAAAGCCATTCACAATAGCGTTGTGAAGCTGCTTGATGATACCGCATCGATACTAGCTCAGCATTCTAAGCAATTTGTTGAGCAGGCATATATGGGCGAGTGTATGACGTTATGGCCACTAAGGGGTCCAGACGGTGAAGAGATCATAGACCCATCTACTGGTGATAAATTTGCTGAGACGGAAAATCCGGAAAGTCTGGCTAAGCTTTTGAGCCAATCAATCACAAGAGATGATGAATTTAAGAGAACAGCTACTGTGATGGTTGATGCTCAGGGCGCGGTTAACCAAGATAAAATTGAGCGGTCTGGCAGGATGATTGAGGTGTATGGCTGCAAACCATGGACTAGGCTAAAATCGTCACTAGAGATTGAGATCGGCCAAATTGTTAAGAATAAGATTGATAAATAATGCCAATATACGATTTTACATCAAAACCAAGGAAGCAAGATACGGCTGGGGCCGTATACGAGCCGAATCCATCTATTCCACAACAAATCCCTGGCCATCCCGATCTTAGCAAAGACACAACTATTACATATGACCCAACTAACCTTGTGACGCCAGTTGATGTAAGAACAATATTGCCTAAGGGGTTTCATGCCATAGATGAGGGGATCAAGAAATACTTTACTGGTATAATTATTCCAACAGAAGATAATCAGCGCGAAATGACGGTAAGAATCGCTGGTGGCGATAAAACGTTGTTATTTTGGAAGCAAGATCTGCATGCGAACAGAATAACGCTACCGGTGATGTCGATCAATAGATCTGGCTTTAGATGGGACCCAACAAGATATTCACCGCCATATAGGCCAATGGCACAAAGGTTTGTGGCTGGAGATGGTAGTAGAGTTGCGATGGTATTTAGGCCATGGCCATGTATGGTCGATTATGCAATGACGATTTGGGCTGAAAGGAAGAGAGATGTTGAATACGCAACATATCAAATCGTGACTAGATTTAACCCATTTGCCGAATTGATGGTTGAATTTGAGACTCTGAAAGGCAATATAAGAGGTAAGATTAGCGAAATCACAAATAGCAGCGATATTGATATTGGTGCTGAAGAATTAGCTAAGGTTAGATACGATATGACCACAACGTGGGAAGCATGGTTGCCTCTACCAGAAAAGATTATGCCAACTATTCTTGGTCGTGTCGGAATTGTTGTTGAGTCATCTGGCGCAATCCTAGACGTTGCAGATTTTAATGAAAGAGGCGGCCTGAACGTTTCCACGTTAGTAGATAATGTGAATCCAACTGATGAGGATTGAAATGATTAAGAAGAGCAGGCCGCTAACTCAGCGCGAGATTAGGCAATTAAAAAAGGAAAAGAATCAAGAAGAATATACCATGATCCATAACGTATCTCGTCAAGCGATTAATATTCAATTAAAGTCGCCAGTTGGCATAGACTTCCTTGCTGGCGAACAAACTGTTCCGCTATTCCGTGGGAAATCCAGCCAATTCCCCAAGAACAGGTTACGCCAAGAGCAAATTGTTAACCTGCAAAAGGCTGGAAGAATCAAGGTATCAGAAGGCAAGGTTAAGACCCAAGAAGCATAACACGCCCCATTATCAACCTCGATCTTCCATATACCATAGATAATGCATATGTATTGCGGCAAAAGTAACTTAGCTAGACCTTTGTAATGGTTCAATCAAACGTATATCAGAGAATTGAAATACGGAGGATAAGATGGCGGTCTTCCTGAGCCCTGGGGTCTTTCCGCGAGAGATCGACCTCAGCGTACTGCCAGCTAACGTGAGCGATGTTATCCCGGCTTTCATCGGCACGGCGAATAAGGGGCCGATAAACATCCCCACATTCGTCTCAAATGCCGATCAATTCATCGATCAATTCGGGAATCCATTCCCAGAATCCAATCTCGGGTATGCAGCTCTTGCATACCTTGAGGAAGGGAATGGAGCCTGGATATTGAGAGTTGGTATTGAATGCGACGAAGGTCAGTCAGAAGAATTGGCTGATATTTGCATTGATACCAGCGGAGCAAAGGGTCATGGCTGGGGAAGGATCGCTATCTTTAGCGGAATCGATTTTGGCAAGATTCAGCTCAGGTCACCGACAACATTGGCGCCCGTCGTGTTTCATGCAGCCGATGTATATGATATCGAATTCAATGATGTCGATGAGAGTACGACACTCGGCCCGACGAATGCGACGATTAATTTTGTCGGGACTGGCCTTAGCGATGCATATTGCGGGGCCATAGATGACTCGTTCTGCATTCTAATCACCAAGGGTCCAGACGTTTCGTCTGGCTCAACGGTTGATGGTGCAGAATACGAAATCATCAGAAATAGCGACGGTAAGGTGATTGGATCTGGCTCAATCGTGGAGAGCGTAGATCCTGGCACGTCAATGCCGATCGCTATCGGGTCCGGAGACGATGATAGCTGCCTGATTGGCGAGATCATAGTGACTGGTTCCTCTCCAATCGAGGCGAGCGATTCGTTCTGCTGGAAGGCCCGTCCAGATAATAGGTCGTTTGAGGTTGAGGTGGAAGGCGTCTCTCAGGGCATATTCGCATTTGTAGACGGCACCACGTTCACCGATCCTAGCTTATTCGCCGATGCAATCAACCTTCTGGTTGGTGCCGGTGTAGATTTCAAAGCAGTGGCGATTTCTGGCAACATCTGGATTAGGACCGATACTGCCGGTGAGAGGATCCAGGTTGTTGATACTGAGGCTTGGTGCCTTGAGGTCGGTATCTCGAAGTGGGCATACGATATGCCGCGTAGTCACGTGGTTGGCCAGGATACTGGACCTTATAACATCAACACGCAGAAGAATAGAGCTGACTTCTTGTGTGTCGGCGCGGATGCGACGGTAGATCTCGCCGTTTCGATCCCGGTTGGGGTTGGGATATCACCAGCTATTATGGCCAATTATCTAAACAATGGTGGGGTCAAGGCTGGTGAGAGATATTATGAATCGTTTGCAATACAAATCACTGATGATGATTATTTGGTGGTGGCCGCTACGGTTGTTGGCCATCAGTTCGATCAACTTAGAATGATGGCTGATTATAGCCACATTAAGACGCTTAGGCTCTCAGAAGAACTTGATGTTCCTTACCCCTACTCGGTTCCATACCGCCCATTTACCGATCCAAGGGTGATTATGCCGACTCCTGGGGCTCTTGACCCATCAACACCGCTATCGTGCGAGACTGATCCTGGTAGCGATGAATGCGCATCGGACTCTGCGTTCTATCAGAATATTGTCGGGTTCTTTGTGGCTCAATCGCCTGGCACATGGATCAACAACTTTGTGATGGCGCTCGAGCAGTTCAATAACCAACCAAGCGTTTATACCATCAAGATCAGAGATCTATCAGGGATTGAGGTTGAGCGGATTGACGATGTTAGTTTCGATCCAACTAATGACAGATACATCGCCAATCTAATAAACCCAAGCACCACCATTGGTGGCATTAATGGTAATAAGTGGATCAATTGGGAAGAGAGGCCGACATACCTCGGCAATGACCCAACAGATCCAACCACACTCGAACTCAGGATGCCTGGGTTGTTCAATACTGAGACTTTCGATGGTGGAGCTAATGGCATCCCAGCAGATCCTGCATTTAGCTCCTACCTTGATAGCGCCATTATTGGCAACCCGTCGCTAGCATCGGGCATGTACGCATTCGAGAACCCAGAAGTGTACGATATTACGCTTCTAGTGGTTCCGGGCAATAGCTCCGGCGCAGTTATTGCACAGGGTCTGCAGCTGTGCGAAGGCCGTGGCGACTGCCTGTACATCATTGACCCGCCATTCGGATTGAGGCCGCAACAGGTGGTGGACTGGCACAATGGGATGCTCCTGAGCGACCTAACAGCTGCTCTTAATTCAAGCTACGGCGCTCTCTACTGGTCTTGGACCAAGATATTTGACCAGTTCAACAGCGGCGAGATCTTCATTCCGCCATCTGGGTTTATTGCGGGAGTGATAGCAAGGACATCTAGAGTGGCGGAAATGTGGTTCGCCCCTGCTGGTCTTAACAGGGGGCGGTTGCTGACGGCGCTTGACCTTGAGTACAATCCGACGCAGGGCGAACGCGATCTTCTCTACGGATATAATAACGCCGTCAACCCGATCGTGAATTTCCCGCAGGACGGGATCACGGTGTGGGGTCAGAGGACCCTACAGCGCAAGGATTCGGCGCTTGACAGGGTTAATGTCAGGATGCTTCTGATTTACTTGAAGAAGATCCTGATAAGGACTCTGAGATTCTTCCTCTTCGAGCCGAACGATAAGTTCCTCAGGCTGCTGGTGACCAACACGATCAGCCCGCTGCTGAGCGACGTTATGGCAAGGAGAGGGCTGACGGCATACAAGGTGGTATGCGATGAGACCAACAACACCCCGGAGCGTATTGATCGCAATGAGCTCTGGGTATCGGTCTTTCTGAAGCCAACACGCGCCGCCGAATTCATTGTGCTTAATCTGGTTGTGCTCAGGACCGAACAGAGTTTCGCCGCAGAAGAAGTCCTGGCGGCTGGTGGGGTAGTTGTCACCCAGACGCAATAGTCAAAAATAACGCGGAGATTTAGGAGCTACACAGATGCCAGGATTTAACATTGAAGGCGCGTGGGCCGATGGCCCCAACGCAGTGACTGAACTCAGAAGAAAGCATCGTTGGACGATGGTAATCGCTAACGATGTTAATCAATCGAACAAGGCTACACTGTACCTGCAGAAGGCTGCTAGGCCAAGTGTGAAGTTTGAAGAAGCAGTAATGCATCATGATCAAGAGCGCGCCTACTTCGCCGGAAGGACGGAGTGGGAGCCGCTTACGATTGCATTCTACGATGCTGAGCAAAGCCCAGACGTCAGCAAATTCGTGTATGATTGGGTGCAGAAGGTTGTCAACATCCCAGCAGTCACAGTTGCTCCGCCAAGTGAATATAAGAACAAAAGAGCTACAATCAACATGCACGATGGCGCTGGCACCATAAAGGAAGCTTGGACCCTTCTGAATGTATGGCCACAGGCAACTAACTGGCAAGATCTTGACTACTCAAACACTGAGATTCAGACTGTTGAGATCATACTGAGGTATGATCGCGCTACACGCGAGAGCAAGACCTAATATGCCGGGATTTATAATTGAAGGCTCTGAAAAAGAGTCAGTTAAAATCAATAAGGATATAAAGAGGGCACATCGTTGGAGAATATTTAAGTTTGGGCCAGCTGGGGCTATCGGAACGGATGACTTGCTATTTGCCAAATCTGTTACTATGCCAACCATAGCCTTTGAAGAACACAATGTTCTCGGAGGCTCTATACCATATAAATTCGCTACCAGACCAGCATTCGGCGATTTGGTAGTTGCATTTTATGATTTGATAGGTCTTGAACCTAAGGTCAGATCTTGGCAAAATAAGGTATGGGATCCACAAAAAGGAATTGGGATGGCTAACGACTATAAGGATACTGTTATATTATATCTTACCGATGGTAAGGGTGAACAATCCGATAATGCATGGAAATTTATCAATGCCTGGCCTAAAGTGATAAACCATGGCGAATTATTATATGACAGTAGTGAATTCAAACTTCTTACTGTCACGATATCATATGACTGGATAGAATATCCGAATACAGGGGATATAGCGGTGGCGTCAACCGCCAGCCGAGTAGCGTCGTGGGGAAACTAACCAAAACTAATATGTTTTGCGCGTTTTGTATGTTTCAATAGTAAATAGAGTTAACTAATTGGAGAATATATATGCCAGACAAAGAGAAGAGAATCGCCAGACCGCAGGCTAAAGATGAAGGCGACGAACTACCCTCCAAAGATCAGTCGATAGCCGAGCAGAAATCGTTACTAGATGATTTTCTTAGTAGGCCGACTGAGCAATTAATTCCTTGGGAATCTATTAAGCTTCCGAGTGAGGGAGTTTATTATGGTGGCGCCGTACCTAACGGCACAGTAGAAGTGCGTGCATGGGGAATTCAGACAGATAAGATTCTGGCTACTCCAAGGCTTGCGCAGACTGGTAAGTCGTTTGACTATATCCTGAAGAGCTGCGTAAGACTCCCGAATGACTTTGATCATTTAAATCTATTGGTTGGCGATAGAATTTTCATGCTGTACTATCTGAGGGGTATCACGTACGGCAATATGTATGAGTTCCTAGTTGAATGCAGCAAAGAGGAATGCGGAAAAACCTGGACAGAATCATATGATATGAATACGTTGAGGTCGACAATCATTAAGCCAAATCCAGATATTGGTTTGGAGCCATTTAAGGTCGTCCTTCCATTTGTATCTGAGCAGCTTAAGCAGGAATTTTGGGTTAGTATAAGGTTGCTTAGGGGATATGACCTTAATGCGATGATGAATCAGAAGCAAATTAAAAGGACTCTAAGGCCAACCGCCAGAGTAAGATCTCGCACAACGAGGATGCCACAAGTTGAAGAATTGCAAACACTTGATAAGACAATCGAAGAGAACCTAAGAATGGTCATGGTTGACGCGATGGGCGATAAAAGCCCCGATAAGATAGAGAAATTTGTCGAAAGAATGCACGCTAAGGACACGGCCACAATCAGAGAATTCTTGAAGGAGAATTCGCCTGGTATCGATACGTCGATCGAAGTTACGTGCCCAGATTGTGGTAATACGATGACGATGGATCTGCCTATCACAGAAAGCTTTTTTCGCCCAACGGAGTCCGGAAAGTCTAGAGAATGAATATTGGTCCCATATGGGACAATCATTTGCGCTTAAACATCATGGTGGATTATCACTATTTGAACAAAATCAAATGAATGCCGAAGATAGGAAATGGTGGGTTAATAGAATTCAAGAAGAACACGATAAGCAAAATAAACGCGGTGCCCCGCCAGAAAGTCATAGAGACGCCACACCAGGTAAGCCACCAATATAGTCTACACGGCTAATCAAAGATATATAGAGACTTGTTAGGGGGATGCCGTGTCAGAATATAATAGAATATCAGGTAGGGTTGGTAATATAGTTAATCTAGACGTTACGTTTTATCACAATGGCGTTCCTACAGATCCATTTGCAATTCGTAGGGTTGATATATATCGTACTGCAGTTAAAGACGAAAATCTAGAGTTATCAATTGTCATTCCACTGCCCGATGATCCACAATACCCATATCCAATTTTGAGGATCGCTGAAGGTTCTGGTGGTAGCTTCCAACCTGGTAGATATATTTTGCCATTCTTAATACCGAATGAATTTGTGGTGCCAGATATTTATTTTGATGTGTGGAGATTCATTGGTGCACCTGGTGAGGTATCACTTGGCGGCGATGAAGATGAGTCTGGGTGGGTATCTCAATGCAATAGATTCTGGGCGTATCCAGACAACTGGTATGTTGACGATGAGCTAGTTACGCTCAGGGTTGGGTTTGAGGCACTAGATAAGCATTTCAAGAAACCAGAAGTTAGAACTATGGAAGTTGGTCTGATGCCGCTTCCGCTGTATGATTTTGATTATAATAGGATAATACCACTTATACCAATGCTGCAACCATATATTCATATTGAGACGATGAATGGCGAAGTGCTTGTAGAAAATGACCTGGCTAGAATTGGTTTGAGGCAAGGAAGCTATAGATCGAATCCATTTGTAATACAATATAGGATAGATACCACTAAATTCCTGATAGGAACATATAAGTATCGCATAACCTTGGCTCTTCCAAATGGTGAGTCTAGGGTATCAGATGATATGTCAATGGACGTTTCTTGATGAAGAAGAAACGTGAAAAATCTGGCTTCTTATCTAAAGATCTTCCAATCCCACAGAATGTATTACTTCCTAAACCAGAGTTTAGCCAACTTGTCGGGCATGATGTCGACAGAAAAGTCTATGCGTTTAGACAGGAGCCGCCTCTCCAACACGCACTCGCAGTTGAGGGTAAACGTAAGCGAAAAGGTGGCATAAAACTTAACGTACTATATTCTGATCAATACCCATTCAATCACTTGCCAGAAAATATGAGGGATACCTGGAGATTGCTTATGAACGCGCAGTCAACGATGCCATCGATGACCAATTATCCAAATGCCTCTGCACCAACGCCTATGAGCCCACAAGATAGACCTATATAGTATTTTATACCACATGAAACTTAATGGTCAAATGATATTAGCCTGGGTCGAAAAGCATTTCACTAATTATAAAATTAGAAAAGGTGGCCAAGAGATAGTAATGCCAAATCCGTGGGGTGACTCAGGCAGTCACTATAATGTTAGTCTAGTCGAGAAAGAAATCAAGGCGGGTGACGGTAAAAGAAAGGGATTTTGGGTTCATGATTGGCGTCCTGGTCACCAAGGGCACGATGGTTCTTTTATCAAACTGGTGCAAGAATATAAGGGGATTACATTCTTTGAAGCCTTGAAAGAGATTAGTGGAGTTAAGGTTGACCCAAAAGATTGGCTAAGAGAAAATAGGAATGAACACGAAGAGGAAGACTTACCAGAGGAAATAGAATTAAAGTTGCCAGATGGGGCTAGGAGAATTGATATTGATGACGGTACCGCTGCGCGGAGAGTAGCATTTGGATATTTATCGTATAGAGGTATCACAACCGAAGAGGTTAAACGTTATTTTATACACTATGACAATACAACGGTTATATTCCCATATGTTGAATTTGGTATGGTTGTATATTGGCAAAGTAGGGAGATCGTCAACAAAAGATTTATGTTCCCATCGGAAAACATTGGCGTAGTTAAATCTGATTTCTTATATGGATTCGATTTTGTCGAGCCCGGTGGTCCACTAATAATAGTGGAATCGATCATTGATTCAATTAATATAGGCTTCGGGGCTGTCGCTATGGGCGGCGCAATATTGTCTGCCAAGCAGGTCCGTAAGGCATTAGCGTTAAATCCAGGTTATGTTATATTGGGTGCTGACAATGATAAACCAGACGCTCATGGTATTAAGGCAGGATTGAGCTCAATATGGGCCAATTATAATGTATTGAAACCATATTTTGATGGTAAAATTTTTTATTCTGTCCCGCCAGATCCACATAAAGACTGGAATGATATGAAAAAGGCCGGTCTAGACCCAAGACAAGCCGTTCAAGACCTCATGAAGCCCGCCACGCTCAAATCACTCATAGCACTTCGACGCTCTAGGTAATCCTATCTCAAATATAAATAGAGGTAGAAATGCGCTTGCTGAATATCGAGTATTGGGCTGGGAAGAATAAGAAACCATCTGTTGTACTTGCTGTCGGTGTTGGGAAGGACGGGCAATTGATATGCCTTAGATCTGATAAATTGAGCGATAGTTGCGTTAAGAAAATTCGCGACAATGCGGCGAAACTAAATTCGATGGACCAGGGAGTTCTTAGCGAGTGGTTGAAATTGCATCTTGCATCGTATGGTGTGGCATTAACTGAACTGAAGAGTGGTAGATATTCTATAATAGAAGAGAGAACAATTTAATGGGTGAGCCTAAGACTGGATATGCGACTTGGACCAAGCTTGTAATTGAGGATATCGATGTAGCACCATATTACACCAGGCTTGAATGGAGAGCAGCAATCAACAATGGATATATTGTTAGAGCTAGGCTGAGAGACCCCTTCTTTAATTTACTTAAGAAGATTACTGATCTTTATTATTTGAAAAAAGCAAGAAATGAACCTGTTAAAGTCACTTTTCATTTTGAGTGGAAATCAGAAAAAGAGAACCAAACAGAAGATAGAATAGCGTATATGATTAACTTGTATGGTAAAGGCGAAGGCGAACTCGCATCTCTTGAATTTATAGCCATTGACCCACCAACATGGTTATTAAGTAGAGGTAAATCAGATGGAAAATATTATGAGGGATCTGTTTCTGATGTGATTAAGAAAGTATGCTCTGAAAATGGCATTGGTAATGTCGAGGTCACTAAAACCATAGATAATGTTAAAGGTAATTGGTGGATGATGAGGCAGGATCCGAAGACGTTCATTTTGTCGTTGCTTGACTGGTCATCACCGCTAACGCCCAATAAAACTAAATGGGTGGTTAACTCTAAGGATGATAGAATTGTTATTAAGGAAGAATATGGGCTTAATAGCAAAGATCTTGGTTTGCTGATTGTTTCTCAAAAAGATGCTGGGCCTGGCGACACATTAGATTTTGAAATTATGCTAGATAACTTCACACATGTATTGCATTCAGAAGAGCATACAGCCGGAATGTCAGCGATATCAGGCTATTATATCGACACAGTTACCGAGAAAGAAAAAGCAAAGGTATACGATAAGAACACTGGTAATAAATCGAACACTAAATTTGGGCAGGATAGGGGGTTTAAGACCTCATCGAAAATATTTAGCACATTTGCGCCAGCGATTCCCGAAGAATCAGCTGGTAACGTTGGTATACCATATAAAGATTATATAGATGGTAGAGCTAGATTAGAATTTCTCAACATGCTTGGCTACATTATGAGAATGAGGGTTGCAATACACGGTGATCGCGTATTTTCCGACCCACTAGATCTTGGCGTTTCTACAATTACATTACAGTGGATAGGGCTTGATGGTCAGCCATATTTTCTGGCAGGTCACTGGCTTGTGACTAGTTTTTACCATACGATTACGCCGAAATTTTGGAGGACAGATTTATTCATCAATCGTCTCGACTTCGATGCTGCAGCCAAAAAGGTAGGACCAAATGCCAGGTGATTTAAACGTTTATGCTCTTGGTGTTGAATTTAAGCTCAATGCCGGGCCAGCCGTTGAGGCGTTGAAGGGCATAGAGGCCCAGGCTATCAATATACAAAATATATTATCAAAGGGTATGGAAATTAAGGTTGATAGTAGAGCCATAGAGCAATTCAATGACGTAACCAAAAGTAGTTCTCATATGGCAGAAGTTCAGAAAAAGCTTTTGGGTAATTTCAACAAAGAATTTCGTGCATTAGAGAGAGGAGTTAAGGGTGCGTCTGGATCACTTCAAGATTTCGACAAATATGCCTCATTTTGTAGAGATAGAATAGAAGGTCTTAAAACTCAAGTCATTGAGATGGAGAATGCTTTTGGTGAGTATAGCGATCAAGCTCAGGAGGCTAGGGAGAAGCTCGAAGATTTTAATGATAAACTCGATAGCACTAGGGAAACTATAGAGAACACTGAATGGGAAAATTTTACTGAAGGTGCAGAAGGTCTAACTAAAAGCCTCTTTGGCTCGAAGATGAGCCAAGCATTTTCAGGATTTCTCGGTGCATCGCGTGGGTTCTTGAAGGCAACTGGCACGCAGATGCCACAATCTATGTCCAAATTGTCGCAGCTATTTGCGAAAAACGGCAATGGAATATCAAAAGCGAGTCAAACTACTAATGAATCCATTGGCGATATTGGATCTGAGTTAACAAAAAATAACAAGACTATAATTAAAGAGGGTGGGAAAACTGGTGAATCAGCGGTTAAAATGTCCCAATCGTTTGGGAAATCTGGTACGACATACCGTAAGGCAAGTCATGCAACTATTAAATCTTTCAACGATATTGGATCTTCAGCATCTAGTAGCAGCAAGACTGTGGCCAATGCGAGTGGTATCGCGTCCAAATCTATGAGTGGCCTTGGTACTACAGCAGGTAAGGCTGGCGGCGCAATGGCCAAAATGGGTGCAGCCACCGGGGGAGCTGGTGCGGCCATGGGTACCGCTGGTGCGGCAGCTGGAGCCGTTGCAGGGCCATTGGGAGTTGCGTATGCAGCCATTAAATTATCCGAAGCAGCATGGACATTGTTGCTTACGCCGTTGGAAGCACTGTTGCCAAAGGAAGCTCAAGTAACCCAGGCGTTCATCGATGCCGCCAAAACAGGAAACTTTGTAAGTGCTTCGATGGTACTACTTAAACATGCTTATGAAGAATTCATGGAAGTTGAAGATGCGTTTAGGACCACCACATATCGAGCGGTAGGCTCAATACACGATGCTGTTGACGCATCGCAGGATTTAAGGTCAAGCCTCGGGTTGACAGGTGAAGAAGCAATTAAGTTTACCAAGGCGGTAATTGAGTCTGGCATGAGTACAGTAGCCACTGGCAGACAATATAGGGAAATTAGTCAAACAGTCGCTAAGTTTAGCGTAGCCACGGGAATCAGCGAAAAGACAACTGCAGATTTCACCAGAACTGTGGTTGGTTTAACAAAGAACACTACTAGTGTGACCAAATCGTTAAATGTCATTGTATCAGGAATGGAAAGATTGGGCTTAAGTTCAGCAGAGGCCGGTGAGATTCTTAGCGATATGACCTCGAAGGCGTCTAAACTTGTAGCTCTATTTGGAGACGAAGCTGTTGAACAATACGCATCGTCAATGATGGTATTGACCGAGCAATTTAAGAAGTTCGGAGGATCAGCCGAAAACGCAAAGAGAATTATGGAGGCTGTAACCGACGTCTGGAGTAAAACGTCAATATTGACTGGTGCGCTTGGTAAGCAATTCACTAATTTGCAGGATAGAATGGCTTATGTTGGTACTGAACTTGTTAAGAGAACTGCTAACTGGGATAAGATGAATGCTGCTCAGAAGTCTATAATCGCTAAGATTTATGGCGTTAGCGAAGCTGAAATTGACATGATGCATAAGATGGCAAAAGCAGAGGGTGGGGTGGAGGGTCTAAATAAGAAACTCAAGCAGCAATATGCTGAGATGGAGAAATCGAAGAAGATAAATGATTCATTTAAACAATCTCTGACCACGATCAAGCAAGAATTTATCCGCATGCTTGAGCCAATAATGGCAATAATGGTCAAGGCTTTAAAACCACTATCGAAGGTATTCTCGACGATATTTATGGTCTTAAATCCAATAATTAAGGCAACTAGTTTCTTCATGAATATACTCGAGAAGTTGGGCGCAGTCGAAATGATGATATATGCTGCAACAGCTGTGGTGCTTGATATAGTGATGGCCCTTGGTTTGATGTTTATCACTTCGCTGGCTCCAATTATGCTACCGCTTATAACCATTGTGGCAACCGTGGTTTTGCTTGGTGTGGCATTTAAAGCGTTAAAATTTGTGGCTGGAATTGTGTTAATGCCAATTATATGGGCGGGTAAGCTAATATATGAGATATTTGGTAGAATATGGGGTGCAATTAAAGATGTGGCTGGGGCCATAAAAAAGGGATTTGGTGATGCATGGAAAGCAACTATTAAGCCACTTAAAGATGTTCTAGATGAATTGTCTAAAGCATGGGGCGAGCTAAAGAAAGCTATATTTGGTAGTGCTAGTGCTGGTAAATCATGGGGCAGCGTACTAACATCAATAACTTCGGCCACAACGTGGTTAGTGAAGGTAGCATTGCTTCCTCTTAAGGCTGCTATCTGGATAATAATGCTACCGGTAAAATTGCTGATCGGCGCGATGAAGGCGCTCATCTCAGTGTTTAAGTCTCCTTCGTTAAAAGTAGTTGGTGGAGTATTCGGGTCTATTGGGGACTATATTTGGAAAGTCACCAAAGCCATATTTTTCTGTATGACTCCGATAGGGAAATTAATACAAGGTTTCAAGTTCTTTTATGATATTGTTAAAATAACAATCAAAGTTGCTCTGCTCCCATTGCTTGCAATATTTAAACTTATATCATATGGAGTTAAAGGTTTCATTGGGCTTTTGAGTTCAATTGGGTCTGCTATTATATCGCCATTTAAGGTTTTAATTGGTGTAGTCAAGGACTTTTTTAACATTTTGGTCAAAATTGCTGATGTTGCAGCTCATCCATTTAAGTATATCGCTCAGGGGGCCAAGGCTGCAGTGTCGGGCGTCCTTGGAGTAGCAGAGAAGATACCACTAATTGGTAGAGCCGCTACGTGGGCTAAAGGTAAATTAAGCGGATCTGGGCTATTAGGAATTGATAAACTTGTCCGGGCTGCGTTACCATACGTAGCGATGGTTGCTCCGCAATTTATGAAGATTGGCAAATCGGCCATGTCACAGTTCCCAATAATTGGAGGGTTCTTTGATAGGTTATTAGATCCAATAGCTGACATTAATAAAATGGTTGGTGGTGGCGCTAAAAAGCCGACTGACATATCGGAAGTGATGACACCACTTGAGCAAATTAAATATGCCATTACTGGTGTTCCACCAGAACGAGCTAGTCCAGTTAGCACGACCATTGACCAAGAGATGGGGCGAGAATCTAAGGGAGAGAGAGAATTAAAAGAACTTGTTGAGAAGTTCGCTAAATTATCAGCGCCATTAGCAGAAATAATATCAATATTGAAGAATAGCGATGAGGCTAAGAAGATCGTCGCCATACTCGAGGAGCATTTGCCGAAGATATCTGAAAGACCATCAGAACTTGGGCCAGCCGTTTCGGCTTGGTAGGTGACCTATGTTTAGTAAAATTAAAGCTGACACTGATATATTAAACGCAGTGTCTTTAACAATGATGCCACCAGATCCCATTGATGGATTTCCTGGTGGTAGCGATCCTTCAACCCAGGTACTCGGTAAAAAAATTCCGTTGCAGTTTCCTCCAAGGGTTAAAACAACTTCTAAAGCTGGAAATTATGAAGAGCAAGATTCAGATGCATATGAGCCAGTTGCTGTCTGGAAGGGATCTAAGGGAACAAATATGACTGTGGAGTTAACATATGTCGTTACAGGAGGAGCGTGGAATGTCGCTGGCGTATCTAGCGCCGTCCATACGGTCATGAGTTATTTTTATCGTGATATTGTAGCCGGACAGCAAAAGGCCATGTCTCCATTGTTGCAAGTTAGGATGTATGAAGTTGCTCCATTCGCGCAAGGGCAAATTAGTACATGGCGCGTGCTGGATGCAAGCGTTTCATATAGTGATGAGATTATACTTGATGGCAGTAAAGCATACCACCAGAAGGCTACTGTTACTATGAATCTTATGATGTACACGAGAATCTTTGATAGAAATGAGAAAGCAAAGCAAGATATTGAATCGGCTGTGCAAAAGCCACTTAAGGAGTGGTATTAATGGCCATCTTTACAGATAGCACAATATTTAAATCGACATCGAGATTTAAGCTTACCGAGCTTATACAATATAATAGCCATCTTACACCAGCCATGATGAAGAGATTTGATTTCCTTGATAGAGATAAGCTTGGCACCAATAACATTATTAAAATAGAAATCAACGGCAGTAGAGCTGGCAGGCCAGATCTAATATCCAATGATATATATGGTACGACGATTTTTAAATGGGTGCTGTTGATTTTCAATAATGTCGAAAATCCGTTCGATGGCTGGCCAGTAGCTGGTAGCGTTATTGAAGCGCCGAATAGACCATCGGTGTGGAGAGAATTATGAGCGGCGGCGTTACCAAAGTCGATAAAATATGGAATGACTTCTTTGGCGATCGTGTCAAAGAACTACCAGAAAAATTCAAGGGTTGGTATAGAGCCAAAGTAGTTGAGACTAATGATCCTCTGAGAATGCATAGGGTAAGAGTTCAAGTTCCAGAATTACACAATGAGGATCTAAAGCCCGAGGAATGTCCATGGGCAATTCCAGCCCCTCCAGCTGGTGGTAAGAGAGCTGGTTTCTGGCCATGTATTTGTAAGGGCGATTGGGTATGGGTGAATTTTGAAAAAGGTCATCCTTATGGCATAATGTGGACCGGAGCCGCAAACCCCACCAGAAGGAAACTATATACACTAGAGTCAATTTATGGTAAGACACAATTGGCTGTAAATGAAAGGGGAGAACCAGCCGGTTCACCAAATGACTATGATGAGGATTATCTTCCAAAAGACGAAAGGCCGATGAACACCGGTCTTAAGGACAGATATGGTAACTTATTCTTCATGGGTGCCGTTGGATTCTTCCCGAAGGAACACGCCGAGAAACCAGCACCAGTTGGAACAGACCCAGTCTCACAAGGTGAATATAAAGCCTCGGTGAAGCCACCAGAAGAGAACAAGCCAGATTTCAAATTGATGGCGCACATATCAAAATATGGGAATTTCATGACGATGTCTGATGTTGGATATAAATGGAAGAATGAATTCGACGGCGATTTTGATAAAGATGAAGATTTTGAAATTAGCAGGTGGAAATATTTCCAGAAGATGCTGTCGGAAGGAGAGCCAAAGGGATATGACGAGCGCAGAATAGAATGGAGAACTCGCTTTGGTCATAAGCTAGAGATGAGAGATGTTGGATATAAGAAATCGAGACCAGGAGAATTTGATGGCGTAAAAGACTTGACTGATGTTGATGGTAAAGATGAGAAAAATCAGTTATGGATTAGGATGGCGACTAAGGACGGCACATATATGCGATCGTGGTCCAAGGGCGCCGATCTTGAGAAGAATAATTTCATTAAGAGATTAAATAAATCCGATGTTGGCACTAAACCGTTTAATGATGAACAATGGGGCGATGGCCAGGGGGATGCTAGAGGATGGTATTGGTGCACACCGTGGCAATTAGTGTTTGCCGCAGATGATGCTGGGTCAGACCCAAAAGACCCACAAAATAAGGAAAAACCATTTGGGAATGGTATTTTTATCGGTGGTAGAAGAGACGGCTATCACTTTGGTTGTGAATTCAATTTAAAAGATGAACTTCAACGATGGGCGATGTACACCGCAAACGGTATTGGCTTAGAGCTTAACCAGAAGTGGGACTATGCATGCCTAACAACCAAACCGCCGCAGACAATATCGAGGGAATTTGACGGGCCATATAAAAGAGTGCCATGGGCTCTTAAGACATTCAAGGGTCTTAATGTTGAAAAATATTCATTCCATTTAGTCCTAGATGAGAGAAACAAATATGTTCGGCTTAAGACCCCGAAGGGTCAGGGCATAGAAATGCGCGATAGTGGCGGAAAGGAATCGTGCGGTGGTACGTGGACTGAGATGAAGGACGCCGACGATAGAGGCATATGGCTATCCAAGGATAATGATTTTGCAATTTGGAGAGATAGAAAGAAAAAGAAATATATCTGTATAAACGATTCGACTGATTATATCATCATACGCAATGGTTTAAAGAGTGTACAAATATTTGCACAAAAGGACGTAGAAATCATTGCGGCTGGTAATATCCAAATGAAAGCTGGTGGTAACATTGATATGCTGGCTGGTGGCCAGGTCAACATTCGTGGTGCTGAAGTTAGAGCTGGCCCAGTGCTAAGGACTAAAGATTTCTATACTGATAAGATGTGCGGTACACATAGGGCCATACAGATGCCGAGGCACCCCGCTGGGTCAGCGCCTCCATGTGGTGGGTCTCCATCTCCCAAATCGCCATCTCCGATGGAATGCAATCCTCTTAAGCCGGAAGATTTTGACAAGGAAAGGGGATGTGACCCAACTAAGAGTAAGAAGGGTCCAGTTGACTCAAAGGTGGTTCATTGTGGTCCTGGCCAGGGTGGCAGAAATGATAATCCACCAGATATGGATAAAAATGGCAATAATCCAGGCGTGCACGATCCATCTAGTGGCCCACCAGATATCACTAATGATCCATCGGCTGGACCTCCACCACCAGCTGATCCAGTGGTCGACCCAATCGACCAATA